TGTGTGAATTTGCTCATGACCACACCAACGTAAAATGTGTGGCAATTTTACTGTCACTAAAACGAAAGTCAATCTCTCCCCAGAACCACTCACGAACCCACCCGGTGCGGTAATGTTTTTCACACCAATGTGTCATATCATCTACTTTGTTTTCCCAATCATTAGTGAGCATATGCGGAGGTGCTTCAATACTCACTATATATGGGTAATTAATTTTAACATGCCGTATTATTTTTCTACGCTGCTTACTGTTCATGACCATCTCAATATGAACAAAGTTCTATCCCGCTCATCGCGGAACCAATACTTACTATCGCTGCCAACATAAGGAGAATTTGTTAACAGCCAGTCACTAGCACCAAATGTCGCCACCATCCAATCAGTCATATCCAACCACTCTTTCGCAGAGTAGTTGTATGGTCGGACCCAATAGGGCCATTTAGGTTGCTTCTCAGCATAACCAGTTTCAATTCTTTTCATGGTGGTTAATTCAGACACCCATCTAGCTTCTGCCATAGCACGTTTCTTTATCATAGACAACTCAAATTAAAATGTATAGCATCACGCTCATTGTAGAAATAAAAATCCATATAATCTTCTGTGGCTTTTGTGTAGTATCTTTCACCGGGCAAGCCAAAGTGTTCTATCGCATAACCACATACATCATTCCACTTATATGAAGTATCACCTTTTACCCAAGGTACACGAACTCTAGTAGCCCGCCTCTTTGATTGTATCTTTGACTCGCTTTGTAACATCCATATCTCGCTTAAATTTTATAGCCCACTGTTCTGGATTTATGTAATCAATGATCATTTTAACATGACCTTCATTTAATGTATCTAGAAAATGGGTACCACTATCACTTTGATACAACAACCATGGACTGATCTTGCCCGTTGTGATAGCATAACATAGTTTGTTCACGTTCCCATAACGCAACATGTCATGTGGCTGTATGTTTGCGTCCTCAGACAATTTGATACAAGTCTCTACACTACGATGTATCGCATCGAATGGATCCTCATGCCTTAGATATTCAATCAAGTATTTGGTATAGACACTATCGCTTGCCCAGTTATCAATCTTAATCTGATTCTTCAACAACCATTCAACATATCGTGTTATGTTGATAGCGTTAATATTAAGACAATAGTTACCAAACTTTGTGAATGCTGTATAGTATGCGCTACGAATGAATTCTTCATAGGTACGATGCTTGCGACTAGATGTATTCTTTTTATAAAACTGTACCCATGTTTGAAACCCAAACTGATTACCACGCAGGTCCTTATCTAACCATCTACGCTTGCTCTCACAGATGTGTTTAGTTATCGTGCTTTCTTTTAAGAACTCACGCTTACAAAATTCACAACCAAACTTGACTGGTTCAGTTACCGAGGTCTCTTTCATATTGCTTAAGTTGTTCGTTGGTGATAGTTTCATTTAGTGTCTCAATGTCTGTTATTTTCATATTGGGGAATAATTCTGCTAATCTAAGTTTACGTTTTTGACTATCAACAAACGCTTGACTTACCAGAGTGATATCATCTTCATGTGCTTTAGGATATATCTTCTTATAGTATTCTCTTATATCTTTAATCTTTGCAGGCGCTTGTAGTTTACTTACTTTAGGGCTAATGTTAGGTATCCATTGATGAAATTGTTTTCCTAATGCAGGACTACTAGCACACAACATTAACCATTGTAGTTTAGGATGCTTTTGTACATTCTCATTGAATAGATATTTGTTTGCGTGATATTCTACACTCATCAAATAATATCCTTGCAGATCACCTGATGCTTTGATTGCACTCATCCACTGTATCATTGTGAATGGGACAAACTTCTTTTGTTGTTCTGTTGATAATCTATCATAGAAGCCATAGTCTTTCTTATCCAATGCAGCAAGGACCTCAAACAAGTCTAAATCTTGTTTGTCAAACTTTTCTTCAGTTGGAGTCTTTGCTTTAGTTGCCATTAAAATGCCTGACTATAATCTACTATCTCACAATTACGACTAATCTCTTTTACAAAATATATACATGCGGGTTTAGGACCATCTTCAATAGGTACACATAGAAACTGACCGTTCTTCAATCTAGGAGCATACCATGTTACATCGTGATATATGTCTAGTATCTCAATGGGTAGAAATGTAGGACTGAAACTAGTCAATGGATTAAACTCAAACGCATTGAATCCTCTGTCATTGATACTCGTTAAGGGCAATGTTTCTAAGTCACCATGCTCTTTCTCACCAATCAATATCTGCCAATCCACTGGCATCTTGATCATATGCTTACCGATTCTTAATACAAGTGCAGGGGCATTAAAACTCTCTAAAAAGATTAATGGGATATAATGATAATCTACATTAGTTGGGTTACTGTTATCTAGTATCGCAAATCGTAAATCATCTATCTCCTCTGGCAATGTCTCTAAGTTATAGTATTCGTTATCTAGGGTCAAAATTCTCATATTGTTATTATATCATTTATATGTAAGTTTTTCAACATCAAATGGATAATTAGCCTCTTTATAAAATGCTTTTCTTTGTGTAAGATGCCGTTTTGCAAACTTACAATTACTTGTAATATCCCAAATCTGCACGAAATTTTTATCTTCTGCTTTACGGATACCACGACCAATACTTTGTATCACCCGAACAAAACTCTTACCCGGTTCAATGAGAACAAGATTAAAGATTCGTGGAATGTTAATACCAACTGCTGCTACACCATAGGTAGCGATAATGATTTTGTTAGTTGCTGTTGCAACTTCATCATATTGTTCTTTGCGTTCATCCATACCAGTATTGCCTGATACGAACACTACATCATATTCTGTTTTGAAGTTTCTAAGTAGTTCGGCTAATTTGTTATGTAATTCTTTGCCTGCCGCAACTCTATCAACAAGTATCAATGTATTACCACTATTCTTAATGGTATCAACCAATTGAGTAATCTTATCTAATCGTTTACTATCCTCAAGTAAATGCTTTAGTTCAGATTGATAATTGGAGAATTCAACCCCATCTTGTAATTGCACGATGTTCACATGACATTGTGCTAGTACACCTCTATCTTGCAATTCACTAGCGGACAACTTATTGATAACATTACCAAGACTGATAAAGATAGCTTGACTTGCGAATTTTTCTTTAGGGATTGTGCCAGTCAGTCCCCATCGAATTGGAATCGTACTCATTATTCCAGTCAATAGTTCTTTTAGTGCATCTGCTTTGGCCATGTGAACCTCATCTACCATGACGCAAACAACACCTTCTAAGAAGTCACCAATCTCAACTTCTGCCTCACCTGCTTTTGTTTTCTTAAGCATGTTGTTAAGGCTTTGCCAAGTACAGATTGTATGTGTCTTGTTGTATTCTTTTCTATCACCAAAGTATACACCAACATCTAACCCAAGATTGATGTAATCTGCTTCGGTTTGTGTTACAAGACTTTTGTTAGGCACAATAACAATGCTACGACCATAGCTTTCAATAGACCAACTTAGTGCTGCGGTGATCAATGTCTTACCTGCGCCCGTAGCAATCTCTTGTAGTGATTGCGGGTTCTTTAGAAACTCATTGATGATTGATATCTGATAGTCGCGCAATACTACAGGTTGTCCTGCAATAGGATGACCTTCAGGCCAATTCTTATGTTTGAATGTTTCCTCGGACACTTCAGCAAAATTAAAAGTTGTGCTGTATGTACGCAAATCCTCTAGTTCAATATCGTAGTCTCTACTATCAATGAAGGGTAATATTTCAGGTAGCAAGTTGACATAGCTACTACCACCTAGACTAAAGAAACTTACTTTACCATTCCATCTACCGAGACGTACCGCAGGAAGATACCTCGCACCGGGCACTTCATACTCAAACATCTTTACCAATGCTTTTCGTTCACTTAATTCTAAGCCTTCGATTTTTACATTGACCTCATCCTTGACAATTATTTTGCATTGTTTCATATTAGTACTTAGTATAACATAAAGTAATTATCTATTGCAAACATAAAGGTAAAAAAAGGGGAACCTAAGTTCCCCTGAAAATCAGCAAGTAAATCTAATCAAGTATTCTTCATGCAAGTTGCTTTCGCAAGTTCTGTCCAGTTGTTAGGACTAATCTTAACCAAGTCAGCAATCTTCAACACCATACGCAAACTGATCTCACGCAATTGATTGCAGTTAGACCACATGTATTCCATGATACCTTCTTCTTGTTCTTTAGAAAAAGAATAATCAACAAACAAGCCAGGGTCAGCATCACGATAGACCTGCTTGATACGCATCATTTTGTCACGCTCGGTGTTGATAGTCAAATCCAGAAAGTGACAACGACTTTGCAATGCATCCAAGTGAGGTTGCATTTTGTTTGCTTTTTTAGCATCAAACGATTTGTTTGTGATAAAGATGATAGAGCCGTTGAAGTTGAAAGAATTGGGCACTCCCTCTTCACGCAGAATACGTGAATCTTTGTTGTAAGAGATACGCCGAACTTTACTAGAATCCAATGCACCTTTCAGGATGTTGACTGCATCTTGGTCATCCCAGATATCGCAATCATCAAACACCAGTACATTCTTAGCGTCAGAGTATTTGTAC